AGCAAACAGACAGACAAAATCTAACACCGGCTAATAAAAGCAGGGCACACGCGATATCTCTAAAAGAGACAGTGGCGGATTATGAATATCCGAGATGTCTAGCTCGGTACATATAAATGTGAATAAATATGAATAAATACAATACATAAAATACAATTTAAAAGTTGCGTAATGTACGGTACACTACAGGCAGAACTCCTCCGCGATTAACGCTTTCTTTGAGTTCCGTCTGTTTAACAAACATGTTCGCGTGAAGGACGCGATAAGAGGTCAGTTGATGGACAAGATTGTCCGGGAGGGCCTCGCAGTCATAGATTGCTTGAATAAGTTGGGTTTTGAGTTCTAAAAACTCCTCCTCGTTATGCCAGGACGCAAAAGTTAATGCGTCGTTCCACATGCCGACAAGAACGGCATAGTTGTACTTGTGCTTCTTTCGGACCCAGTTCAGTTCACGAAAAGAAGTCTCCATTGGCATCGGACAGGCGACTACTCCATCTCTGATTTGAAAAGCTGACTTCAGGAAAGTTAATTCCGAGATCAATTTCAGCTTGTTTGTCAGTTCAGTTTTGTCTCCTGCTGTGGCCCGAAATCCAAGGTCAGACAATACAACTCCAATATTTGCAGCATTGTACCAGGACAAGTCGTTGTCACTCACTCCCATCACCACGTCGTCTCCATAAGTAAATAATGAGACGTTGTCCACCCAATCCATGACGGTTGGTGGAATTCCAAAAGCTTGACTATGAATACGATGGAAACATATCATTAAAGCCCACTGATTTGCAATGCTATTGAGCACATCCGTCAGCCACATTCCTGATTTGTTGCCTTTGTGAGACAACACGATACATCCGTTGATGTATTGATAGGAGTGCTGCATTTCGTGGATGAGAACTGCTCTCATGCGGTGCTCTTCAGGGGGGGCTCCTCTGTAATACAATTCAACAAGTTGCTCAAAATAAGTATAAAAGCTTGGCGGTATAGTAGAATCAAAAGCAGCGTAATCTAAATCAATTCCATGTTTAATCTTTCCTCCTTTGGTGAGCATGGTATAAATAGCTCCCCAATTTGCTACCCTGTCCAATCCGATTGCATGTCCTAAGACAACTCCCGCATTTGACCGGTAAAATTCTCCAAAAGCACCGAAATACTTCTTGACGAGATAAGTCATGTCCAGTGATGCAGCTTCAAAAACTCGCGTCTTCTCAGCTTCTACTTTGGCCGTTCTTCTCAATTCATCCTTGCATGTGGTAATCCACAGCATTGGTTTGGATGATCTGATTCCTTGGCGACCTTCATGTTCAATTTCCTGTATTAGATTCGCTAAGGATCTGTCGTAATACGGATGTTTCTTATTGTAGTATGCATCTGACCATGTCTGGATTCGCGTTCCATTCTCTTCGTCATAATGTACGTCAATGAATTCCTTCTTTCCATTCTGTGAAATGATGGACCAGAAACCTGCTGATGTGTCTCGCATAAGTGGAGCGATAACATCATTGCCATTCAGAATCTCGTCATCAGAGAGTAAGCGTTGACTCCTGTTTGGTCGCTTAGCCATAATGTGTTCCCAATAAGTTAAAGGGTACTGGCTGTCAATGCAACTTGGAGGATTGTGTGGATGATTAAATCCATACTTTTGAGCTTCTCTGACTAAGATAGTTCGATTCTTTGCTGAAGGCAAGTGGTCATCAGGCCAAATATCACTGTTAATGAGTGATGGAACGAATTCAGTGTCATACTTAGAGTAGATGCGGACTTCACGCTCGTAGCGGTCTACGCACCCACCAAGTACTTCAAAGCCAAATTTATCTGATTCCCAGCCTGGGATTGTCATCTCCTCTTGAACGTGAATTGGATTCACTTCCACGTGTTGGTTGGTTCCGCACACGAACTCAAGCGCCCATTTCGCTTCTTCAATGGACTCCTTGCACACTGGTGCCATGAACAAGTCCTTTAAGAGAACATGTTGTCCTGTGTGAATTCCGATGTAGTGGCCGTCCATAGTATAAGGCAATCCACACCATCCATGCTTTGACTCCCACTCTGCAGAGAGAGACACAGCAAGTGTTGTCACGTTTAGTTCTGCATTGAACGTGTAACACCCTTTGTAAACAGCTATCATATTCTCCAATCCCAAAGGACT